AGACAAGGCCGCCAAGCGTGCCGCGCCCTGACGTGTTGAGCACGCCATAGAACGCATCATTAAGCAGGAAAGGTTGACCAAATCCTGCTGTTGTCTGGAATCCCACCAGCACTTGAATTGTAGGTACAGCCATTATGCAGCCGCAAACACTTGACCGCTAAGCCGCTGCGCCTTTTGGATTGCATCAATGATGTCTTGCCCTACTTGCGCCGGCGTGCTGACAATGCCTGCATTGACCGTCACGTTGACGCCACGCTCAGCGGATCCAGCGCGCCCGATGTTGCCAATGCCAGTGCTAGGCGTGTCCACGCTTGGCGCATCCTTGCCTGTAAAACGACCAATGGTATTTTCAAGCACCTGGCCAGCGAAACCTGGCAAGGCTATTGAGCCAATAATTTTGGCAGCAATTCCGCCAATGCCTTTTATCTTTTCTGCTGCGTCAGCAAGTTTTTGCATCGCCAGTGCAATGGCAATAATGCCAGCCGCCATTGCGACAAACGGATTGACCGCCATTGCCGCATTGAGCGCAAGAGTCGAGACAGCCAGCGCGCCAATGCTTACGGTCACTGCTGCAAGTAAATCAGGGTTAGCCTGCGCCCACTCAGAAAACTTTTGCACCACTGGCAGCACTTTTTCCATGACTGGCAGAAACGCCTCACCAATGCCTTCTTTAGTTTCTGCAAATGCAATGCTAAGTTTTTTCATGCCGCCTGCCGCAGTGTCAGCGGCTGCCTTGCCAGCGCCGCCAAAGTTTTCCTCTAGTACCTTTTGCACCTCAGCCAGTGACGCGCCATCCTTAATCATGGCTTTGACTTCTGGGCTAAGACTGTTTAGCCCTTTCATGTTGCCTGCGTAGGCTTTAGCCAATGCGTCAGTGACATCGACTAGCGGCTTGCCAGTAGCGGCTGCCACGTCTGTTGCCAGGTTCATCAAATCAGTTGCTTCTGCAAGATCCTTTGTAGCGACAATCAACTTCTGAAACGCTGGCCGCGCCTCATCATCAGACACTGCTACTGACTTGCCTAGACTGCTTATAAAGTTTTCAATGCTTTTGACCTGATCATCAGTAGCACCTGTTGATGCTTTAATCTGACGCGCCAAACTCGCTTGCGCTGCTTCATCCTCAATGGCTGCTTTAACGCTTGACCCGATTACGCCTACGACAGCAGTCAGTGCAGCGGCTGCCGGTATCGCTGCCTTCTTGATTGCAAACTGTGCCTTTTCGCTAGTTGTCTCTAGTTGCTTAAACTGCTTTATGGCTTTGTTAATGCCAGCGCTATCAAACTGACTGACAATAGGAATTGAAATCATTGCAATTCTCGATTTACTTTGTTGACCACTCGCAAAGATGCCTGCTCAATCTCGCGCGTAATCTCACGAATCTTGCTGTACACCGCAGGCCCGAATAAGCGCGTTCGACCTTTTGCTGGCGTAGCGCCCAGATTGGTAGCCAGCACGTTGCTTGTTTTTCGGCCTGCTGTCTCAAAGATGGCAGTGGCTTGATCTGTCTGCTGGATGGTGATGACCGATGCAGCATTGCGCCGTGTGTCCAGTTTGACCTTTACGCCTTTTTGCGCTTTTGTCACGCTGTAGGGAAATAACTTGCGGCTGCCGTTTGTCCACGTCTTAGCCATGCCAGACAGTGGTACACCTAGCGATGCGTACCGGCTGCGCGCCACGTCAAGCGCTGGCGCTGCAATCTGGTTCAGTTCCGCCGCAAACTGTTTACGCAAGCCAGGCTCAATTTTGTTCAGCGATGCCACTGCCTCACGGATGCCTACGATCTCGGTGTTTGTAGTGACGCTCATCTTGTCTGCTTTCTGGACTCATTAATCAGTCTAATGCAAGACGCTAGGTCAGATGTCTCAAACTCTATGTGCGGCGGCCAATAACCAGTCTCAATCAGTAACTGACAAAGTGCTAGTCGGTAGCCGCCTTCGTAGGGTTTGCATCGTCTTGATCTACTACTTCGAGCACTGTGAGCCGCTTGATGAACGTGTCTAACTCGCCAGGTATGACAATGCCTGCAATCTTGCTGGCTTCATACGCCATGAACGCTAGATCCTCGATACCAATGCCGGCATCAGCAATGTTGCTGGCCTTGCGCTTAAATCTGCGTTCCCATGCCACGATGACATAAAGATTGGTGGTGACTTCGTATTCGCCTTCACCTTGATTGACCTTCAGCGTTAGTTGCATCCTGCCGCCTGCTTTCTGTTAGTTGTTAATCAGGTTACGTCAGCGCTGTACGCGCCGCCTTGTGTCGTGACTGTGACCATGCCTAGTTCGCCAATGGTGGCAGCAATGACATCAATGGATTCTAGGTATGTGCCAGTAAGCGTGAAGCCAGGGTTAGTTGCTGAGTCAGCAGCCGATGTCGGATTGACCACAACGGTAATGGATGTGCCCACTAAATCTTTTAGCGTTGCGTAAGTCTCGCTGGCGCCATAATTTTGCATGAACTCGCCAGTGAACGTGGAGTTCTCCATGCCACCGACATAGACACGATTAGTGCTGCCAAATGCAGACGATTCAAGCGCCTCAATAGTACGCGTGATTGTTGCTGACTTGCACTGATCGCTGAGATCGACTGTTGCGATTAAGACCTTTGCATTGCCGAGATAGGTAGTTGTTGCCATGATGTCTCCTTAGATTTGAGCCACCTGCCACAGCGTTTTGATAATAACACTTTTTAGAACTTCACGCCTCTGCTTTTAGGCTCATTGTCATGTTGTACGCAGGGTAGGTTGCGCCGCCAATCTCCACGCTGCCTGGCTGACCAGACATGATGATGATGGCGCTAGTTTGCACCAGCGCGCAGATGCCAAGAATCTGACGCAGTACCGGCAGACCAGCAGGCCCTGATCCGATGACCTTAATAGGGAAACTCATCTCAATGACCTTGCCGTTGCCTGCTTGTGTCTCCCATGATGGCGCGTCAATAAACACGCAATTTGGCACAATCTTTGTGGCATCAGTGACCACGCGCAAGCCCACCACAGCAGTGAGCGTGGCAGCCACGTCATCAATGGCTTCGTTAAATAAATCGGTGTAAGCCACTAGGCAACCTGTGGTCGATCAATGCCCAGCAACTGCTTAATCATCGGTGTCATGGCATTGACACTGCCGCCGCCGCCGTTCATGCCGTCAAACGCCGCAAAAGTATCTTGCACAGATCCGCGAGCGCGCCACAGAGCCGATGAATACATCAGCGTGCCAAGCGTGACATCACCAGATGGCGAAGTTGCCAGCGCGTCCCCTGTGTATCCGGACTCTTGTCTTCTGCGCCAGCAAAACGAGTTGCCAGCCGACACAGCCTGCGTAAGCAGTGTGTAGTCATCAGATGGATTAGTGATAGTGCCAGCGCCTAAATACGTTTCAAGTTGTGCTGCCGTGACCCATGTGCACGTCTGCGTATAAGCAATTGTGCCGGTGGCTGTGGCTGTGCGATCAACATCACCTGTACCAACAACAGCAAACAGCACCTGATTGGGGATTGGCACGTTTGTGTTAAACAGCAAATCACCTTGCGAGTCCAGGCCGATGAACTCATACTCTGGCAAGTCATAAACAGTTTGCGTGCCGTTAAATGGCGCGGCAACGCTGGCTACGGTAATTGATTGACCAACTGCTATTTCAGAGTTAGTGAGTGTCTGCAGCACTGCATAGTTGCCTAGCAGTGTCTTGAACGTAACTGTGTATGTAGCCATCGGCGGTAGCCGCCTTCCTGACTATGCGGTTGTAATGGCTTGGATGCAGACAGGGATGTTGGCAAAAGTTGCGATGTAGCCGTAGAACGTTACGTTGCGACCTAGCAACTCAGCATCCTCGACTGTCATGATTCCGCGCACATCCTCGTAGAACGAGAACGCGCTTGTCGGTGATCCCTTTGGTGTGTGAGCCACAATCATTGTGCCACTGGCAAAGTTGTTACTCACTACAACTTCAAGCCCAAGTGGGTTCATGCTGTTGTAGTTCATGCCGGTTGATCCGCCAAGACCGTTAGTGACAATGTTGTTGTTTGCGCCAACGTAGCCAAACAATGGTCGTTTGTCAACGTCCAACTGGCGGCCCAATTTTTCCCAAACGTTTGGTGCACAGTAAATGTGAGTAGGGAAATAGTTTGTGTCCTCAGCCATCTCGCGTGCTGCGTCATACAGTGCATCCACCAATGATGTTGGATCAGTCTGTGCAAATGTCCAAGTGCTACCTGACGCAGTTGCTGCAGAAACAAGCGCATCAGAACACACATCATCTGTGCGAATCATGTATTCACCAGTCAAGTCATTGATAATTGTCTGCAATGCAGGGATGGCGGTAAAGTCGATGTCCTGTTGGGAGATGAACACGCCGCCGGCTTGCGTACTCTTTGTGACCGTATTTGCTGAGAGAGTCATCTTTGTTGACTGCACTGCAGAGCCTTCAGTTTGAGTGCTTACTGCAGTGTGCTGCGTAATCTTTGTGCGCGTAAATGTCTTTGATGGCGTTGCCGGCATTGCTGATACGCCCAGTGCTGTGACCGTAGGACGCATGAAGTTCAGATCCTGAATTACAGGGCCGAGCAGTCTTTGTTCAAGCAAGCCAGGAGTGTCAGAAGTAAGGTCTTGAGCAAGAGCAAACTCAAGCGCTGTTGAGTTCTGCTTTAAGTTGTCCTTAAACGCAGCGTTGACTGCGCGAAACGTATCGCCGCCAATGTGCATTGCTGCCATGTACTCGGCACTTGATGGCATCTTAAACGCACGCTTAGGTGTCGCAAAGATTGGCGCTGCTGCCTCGATGACTTCTGGTACTTCCGGTGTTGCTTC